TAAAGTTCTTCATCCACGGGGCCTGATACCAGTTCCCCATAAAGAAATAGCCGCCCTGGTCGTTATAGTATTTCCCTGAATAGCGGCGCTGAATTCGCTGCTGGTTGAAACGCCCGGTGTTCGTCCGTGTGGCTTTCACGTCAAACAGGGGCATGTTGTATTTGCATTTCGGAAACGCGGAATGACGGAACAGCCATGTCGACTCCCCGCCGCCTGATCCTTCCATCTTCTGATAGCTGGACGCGCTCGACCCTGCCGGGTAATAATTGTATTGGACACTTCCGCCAGAGCTAATTTGATTGATACGCTCGATATGCGCGATCGACGCGTTCAGAGCGTATTTCGAGTTATAGAGGAACTTCGACCGCTGGCTGTCCGGCGTGGTGCGCGGATCGTCGGCGTCGTTCTTCATGATCTTGATGCAGCCGGCGCCCGTCGAGTCGACGCCAATCATTGTCCTGGTCATCAGCTGAAGATCTCGATCGTGCCGTTGTTGAGGTCGATTTTCATTTTGCCGTTCAGCGACTGAAGAAGACCGGCATTGACCGTTCCGATGTTGGCAATCGCCAGCTTCAACTCGCCGTTTTCGAAGACGAGTGGGTAGTGGCGGCTGTTCCCCGACGTGACGAGGAACTGATCCGCCTGCACGGCCATGCGCGACTTCTGCACACCGCCTTCGGTGTAAAGCTCGACATAGAAGCCCGACACCTTGAAGCTCTGGCTGGTCCCGGCCCGCAACAACACCGAGAAACGGGCGTCGACGCCGGTCGGCGCCGCGACCGCCTCGAACTTCACCAGGCCTTGTGCGAACCGGCCGTTGAAGTCGGCACTCACGCCGCTGATGTTGGTCGCAAGCGCCCCGTCGCCGTCTGCGCGAGCGGTCTCCTCGGCGATCAAGCGGGCGAGATTGCCATCGACCTCAGCGTCGAGTGTCGTGATCGAGCTTGCGAGGGCGCTGTCCGTCGTTGCGCGCACGGTCTCCTCGGTGATCAGCCGCGCATTTGTGGTGCCGAGGCTAGCCTGCAGATACGTGAGCAACTGCGCCATCGCCTCGTTCTCGGAGACGCGAACCCGGCGCTCCTCAGTGATCTGCGCCAGCGCGTCACCTATGGTGGCAACGATCTGCTGGCGCTCGATCTGTCCGACAGCACCCTCAAGTGAGAAAGCATCCAGCAGCTCGACCAGGCGCGGTCGGAAGAACTCGTCCATTTCCTGCTGCAGTTCCTTGAAGCGGTTCAGCGCGTCGTCCTGCAGTTCTTTTAAGCCGGTCAGCAGCGTCTGCAATCCGGTCGGCTGCGCCGTCGTCATCCAGGGCGTGAAGGTGCGCAGCCGGTCGGGCACGGTCGTGATCGTCGCCCGGGCGTTGTAGACCTTGCCGGAGACGACATTCTTGGTGGTGCGGAAGCTGCCGTCCTCGGGCGAGGTGCACTGATCCTCGAAGATCTCGGTCGTGCCCTCGATCCGATAGACGAAGCGCACGGCCGTGATCGTCGGATCGTCCGGCGGCGTCCAGGTGAAGACGAGCGCCGGCGTGTCATAGCCCTGCGCGCCGTTGATCATGCCGACGGCAACATTGAAGTTCTGCACGGTCGACAGCAGCGACGGATTGATCGGCGGCGTCGGCGGCACCACGATCGGGCCGGGCTCGATGCCGTCGTCGTCATAGATCGCCGCACTGGTCTCGGAGAGCACCAGCGTGATGCGCAACCGCTCGTCGGCCCGCCACTCGCTGATCAGCCAGGTCTTGCCGCGCCAGGTGATCCACTCGCCTTCCTGCACCGCCAGGCCAAAGCGACGGCTGACGGGAACCGTCGCCTTGCCGCCCATGCGGTTCTGCCGATAGCGAATATTGAGCAGATACTGCGCGATATCCGGATCGGTCACCTGCAGGAAATCGATGCTCGTCTGCCGGTTACGACCGTCGGCGGCGATGTCCGCATTCACATAGACCGGCTTCAGGCTCTCCGGGTTCCACATCGATTCTATCGAGGTGAACTGGCCGGAAAGGTGATTGTAGCGCTCGAATGCCGACGGCCGGAACTGCACGTCCTTGGCACGGTCAATCGGGATGTCGGGCGCAGTCAGATCCTTGACCGGGATCTGCGGCGCACCGGGAATGACGCCGGACAGGCCGCGGCGGTTAAGCCCATAGCCGGCCATGGCATCATCAAACTGCTTCAGCACCTCTGTGTGATCGTCATCGCCACTGACGAAGAGCGAGCACTCATAGGTCTTCTTGCCGTTCGCCCGCAACGTATCGCAGACGTTCATCGCCACGAAATAGGTGGCAAGATCAATCTGGCCGAGGCTCTTGCCCTCGCCGATCAGCGTGCGGCCGGAGACAAGTGCACGAAGCCCGAGCTGATAGTTCAGCCGGTGCAAGGCCGGGTTTTTCGTGTGCACCCAGGTTGAGGGCGTGTTGAGGCGCTGCGGTCCGGAACCGCCGGCGACCGTGGAGTCCTTGCGCGGGTCGTATTCGCGAAGCCCGCGCAGCACGAAATCGATGTCCGGCTTGCCTCTGCCGGCGTCGCGGAAGAACTCGAGATGATAGTAGCGCTCGACGACGACATAGCACATGCCCGCAAGCTTGCTGGTCACCTTCCACTTGTTGCCGAGGTTGGCCGTGACATCGACGAGACGCTGGTCGACGCCCTGCCCCGGCCGGCCGTCATAGAAGCGGATAGAGATCGCGCTGTTGCCGTCGCCGTCGATGAAGCCCTGCACGCCGTAACGCGCGACCTCGTTGCCGATCGTCGCCTGCGCCATGAGATTGTACTTTTCGCCATACATGTAGACGTAAGGCTCCAGCCCGTCGCACCAGCCGTTGGCGAGGATGAAGACCTCGGCGTTGCGCTTGTTGCCCTTGTCCCACTTGGCATAGAAAGCACGCTGCCCCTTGGTCTTGCCGACGCCGTAGAGAGTGCCGACCGGCACGTCGCCGCCGAACTGGATTTCGCCCTGGACGGCCGTGTGCTTCTGCTTGCCCTGTTTCTGCTGGGTGAGCTTGCCCACGGCAAACTTGGCGCCGAAGGCCAGCGCGCCGCCGATCAGGCTGGTGGCAAGCGCAGAGCCGCCGAACAGCGCGCCGGCGATTGCCGTGGCGATACCTGTAAAGATTGCCATGCTGAATTATCCGAGATGAAAGGCTGCGATGACGTCAGCAAGGCCGTGATCGCTGCGGCCGCGTCCGGTCTTGGTGACGAAACGGGCGCCGAGGCAGACGCCAACATGTTCGGCGCCATCGGCAAGACGCAGGATGACGAGATCGCCGAGGCGCGCTTCCGCTCCCCCCTTCGGCTGCTGGCCGAGCTCGGCCGCGAAAAAGCTCACCAGGGATGTGTGCCCCCGCCGGCGCAGCGCCCGCTGCGCGCCGGCGAGCGTGCGATAGGCGCCGCGATACTTGTCGGCGAGTGACGAGCCCGTCAGCGCATCGACGAAGGCGCAGCCGAGCATGAAGCAATCGGCCGATCCATAGGCATAGGGTTTCGCAAGCTCACGCGCGAGCGTGGCTTCGACGATGCGGAAGCGGTTCATGGAATGTCTCTGAAGTAGTGGTATGGAGGGCGGAGGCGGACCCGCTTTGTCCATCAAGCGTTCCGTAACCGTTCTATGCTCTTTAATTTAGATCAAGTCAGCGCGAGACCTGGCCCCATTCCTCGGGGATGGTCGCATTCGTCGCCACGTGCTCCAGGCCCGTGTCCGTCGGATTATTGTCGAACTGCTGTTCGGCCTGCGAGCGCTTGACGCCGGTCGAGCCGCGGGCCGAGCGTCCGGGCGGCTGTAGGTCGATCATCATCGTCAGCGTCCGCTCGGAACCAGAGACCGCACCCTCGTTGTAGCGCACCTGGTCGATCTCGTAGATGGTCGAGACCAGCACCCCGACGACGTTGCTGCTGCCCGGCTCGCCGGCGAGCGAGGTGATGATGACAGGCGCGTTCTGGTAGTTGAACTCCTCGATCCTCGCGACCGCGTCCTCAGGATCGGTCACCGGAATATTGGAGAAGACGATGGTCCGCGTGGTGACGGCCACGCCGACGGCGCTCACCAGATCCCCGGGCTGCAGATAGCGGTTCGGCAGATACAGCAAGCCATTGTAGGTGAACTTGCGGCCGCCGCGGTGATAGCCGACGGTTTTGCCGGGCAGATCGAAGCGGATCAGATCGAGGATCGCGAACTCGCCGCTCTCGATCAGATCCTCGACCTCGGGAGATAGCACGCTCATGAGAGGAACAGCTCCGTTGCGGTAAACTGGACATTATAGTTCGGCCAGGTCTTCGGCAGGCTGAAGCTCCCCGAATCCATCTCCATGATGCAGGATGGCTTCTCGAAATGGACGGTGCACGGCAGCGTGAACACCTGCAGGTCGAGACCAAAGCGGATCTTCAGCGTCACGACGCCCGCTGCGCTTGCTGTCGCGGCAAGAGTGATCCGGTGCAGCGATCGCATGAAGGTCGATTTCCGCACCTCGACATAGTCACCGGGCCCCAGCTTAAACCCGGCCGGCAGGCCCGAGACGACGATGGTGTTGGCGTCAGTTATCGACTGCAACACCGCGTCGCCAGAAAATACACCGCCGCCCGCCTTCACGCCGGAAAGCGGGTTGCTGCCCTGATAGGCGATTGGCCGAGGCCGGTGCGCATCGTAGCCGGCAATATAACCGCCATCGTTCGCGTCCATGTTGAAGGCGTCGAACAGTGCCGCCTCGGCCGTGGTCAGCTTCGATGCGGAATAGGAGGCGGCCCAATATGGCGTCCCGGAATAGGCCGTCTCGGTACGCCTGCCTTCCATACGGTTGGTATCGCGGATGCGAACCGGATCAAACGCGACCTGCCCGTAAACCACGCTCGGGAGAGAAATGAGAAACGCCATCAGAAATCTTCCCCGCCATTCTGGCGATAGTTCGCCCGTGCTTCCTCGTTGCTGCGCACGATGCGCACGGTCTGATCGCCGGTCTGCTCGAGGATGCTGGCCAACAAATCCTTGCTCAGTATGATCTCAACGACGGTACGGCCGCCGCCTCCATCGCCCTCTGCCGATGCGCCCGGCAGCTTGCTCGGCGCGATGATCCGGCCGTGGCTAGTAGGCGCAAAGAACTCGTCCTCATATTCGTTGACCCGATAGATGCGCCCAGGAGAAACATCACCGCCGCCAGCGCGCGCGCCTCCATAGCCGAGGAAGTCGCCGAGCGTGGTAGTCGGCACGAAGTTGGAGCCAAGACCGCTACCGCCGCCGAAAATGGAGTTGAACAGCGAACCGAAGAGCCCCTTCCCGTTCGTCTGGACATTGATGATCTCGGTGAGCAGCGCCGCGATCGCCTCCTTCGCATCGAAGCTGCCATCGACGATGCGCATGAGATGATCATCGAGGACCTGCCCCATCCGCTCTGCCGCTTCCTGGCTCCGCTCATACTGCTCGGCCAGAGCCTCCTCGGCCGCGAGCTGGCGATATTTCTCATCGATGAGCGCCGAGATCTGCTGACCTTCCTTCGAGGTTGCCTCAACACCCGCCTCGCGGAGCGCAATTGTCCGCTCCCGCTCGATGTCGGTGAGGCCGATGACCGCCAACTCCTCGCGTAACGACGCGATCACGTCGTCGATCGCCTTCTTTTCCTTTCCGGCCTCCGAGACTTCCTTGGAGCGGCTGCCGCCGCCCTTCTCTTCATCGTCCGGCGGGGCAATTGGTTCCCACTTCGGGACCTCCGGAGCAAGCTTCGGGGAGTTTCGCTGGCTCAGGATCTCGATGATCCTGTTCTCCTCTTCATTCAGCCGATCCATATGGGCCTGAAGCTCAGCAATCGATTGATCGATCATTCCGCCGGCGCCAGTCTCTCCGAGTGCTATACGTTCCTGCGTCGCCTCTTGAATTTGCCGATGCGTGTCGTTCTTTTCCCCCATGATCGCGGTTTGCCGCGTCTGAAGGGTCCTAGTCTGCTGTCGCTCGAATTCATTGAAGCTATCAATGAATTGGCCGAGGCTGCCCACGGCGGAAACGATGGCGGCCTTCAGATTGGTCCCAACAGTGGTCGCGATCGCATTGAATTGGCGATCGATCTCTTCCGCTTGCTCGATCATCTGTTCGTCGAGCACGATCCCGAGATCGTTGGCCGCCTTGATCGTGTCACGGATACCGGCCTCGCCCGCCTCGATGAGCTGCACGAATTGTTCGCCGCCGGTACCGCCGAAGATCTCGTCCATGATGCGGATCTGAGCCGCGTTGTCGAGTTCGCCAAGGCGGCCGATGATCTCGGTGAATAGATCGGCAGGGTCCTCGAGCTTCCGCTTCAGATCCTCGGCCGAGTAGCCAATGCGCTGGAAGGCCTCGGCCGCCGAACCACCGCCCGTGACGATGAATTCGTCGGCCCGCAGGTTCAATTCCTTGATGCCATCCGTCAGAGCGTCGACGCCCACACGGTTCTGCTCGGCTACGTACTTCAGTTCCTGGAAGCTCTTGACATCAAGACCGGCCCGCCTCGCCTCATCGCCTATAGATGCGATAGCGCCCGCTGCATCTCTGATGACTGCTACCGTCGAGGCGGAAACAATGCCGGTAATGAGGCCAGCAGCTCCACCAGCCAAGCTTTTGATCCGCCCGAATGAAGCCATTAGGTCGGTTGCCGTCGTTTTCCCGAGAGCCCGCACTCTGGCGAGGGCAGCCTCTAATCCTTTCGGATCGCCGGAAATCGTGACTGGGATATCGGGGCGGCTCATTTAATGCCTCGTTGCGGAGAAAAGAAAAATCGCTACGCTCCGCCGCAGACAGGGAGGGGCGCATGCTCAGGTTGTTCTTGATACTGTCTGTGTTTGCAGCATCGGAAGCGAAGGCCACCGGCTGCAACAAAACGATGCTCAGCATCACCGACTGGTCGGCCGGAAAAGCGGGTGATGAGCACGTCGAAATCACATTGGACGTTCAGTCACACGCCAAGAAGCAGATTCGCATGCTCAAGGCTGTAGCCTACTTCTACGACGCCCTGGATGTTCCGCTCGGCGCCATTCCCATTGGGCCAGACGCTACCATTCCGGCGGGCGGCAGATACAATGAACACCTAACTTGGCCAGCGGGTGTACATCTAAAGCGACTGCTCCAGTTGCGGAAGCAGGACGTAAAGACCGCCACCTGCGTGAAGGCGGTCTTGTTCGAGGATGGCTCAAAGGAGAGCTTCTAACGCTTCGCACGTTTCACGCTGCTAGTCCGGTCTGAGCAAGCACCTTCAAAATGCGCGTCGAGGCTGGGGCCGAACAAGCCTCCTCATACCGAGCACGCCCCCCGCGATTGTGCAAGTCACATGATCGAAGACGTCGATGCCGAGCTCCTCAGCAACTCGTCGATGCTCGCTCCAGTCCTGTGCGCCCCGCCAAGGAGGTCGACTTATGCCGACCTCCTTGTGCGTAACGCGGTGCATGCACCTACTCGGGTCATTGTGCCGCGAACGGAGATACCGCGTGGGCTTTGATGACTGGCGGAGGGTTCCACTTACCCGTCAGCGCATCGGGCTTGGGTGCGTAGAGCCGCATCGTGAGGTTATACGGCCCATTGGGAGCCGGCAGCCAGTTCCACTCCTTGTCCTTACCAGGGCTCTCGCGTTGGAAATGAAGATCGAGTGAACCATCGTCGTTGTAATGAAACGGCATCCAGCTGCTAACAGCAAAACGGTTGATGGCGTTGGCGACTTGGAACCCTTTTTCGTCGTATAATGTCACTGACCAGAAGGCATGGGTCGGCGGGATATCTGCCTTGTCGAAGTGCATCGTGTAGTTGTTCTTGCCATCGAGCGGCTGCCCGTTTTCGTCAGCGAGATTGAGCGGATAGATGGCGTCTTCGGGCAGGTTGGCGCCCAGCCCCTGTTGCGCAATGATGGCGCGCTTCAAATAATAGTTGCCGTAAACACCCATAGTGTCGGTGTTCATCGACCAGCCATTGGTGGCGCGGGCTAAAGTGGGCAATTTCCAAGCCATGAGAGCCTGAGCATTTTGGGGCACCGTTTCGAGAGCTTTCTGGACGACTGAATCAGCCTTGGAAAGATCGAAGCTCTTGCCCGGCTCAATGCCTATTCTTTTCATGCGGGCAATCATGGGCTGATCGGTGACATGTGGAGGGTTGAGCTTCAGGAGCTCGGCAGCATAGGCGAAATAGGCTCCGGCCGAGGCTGTGTCGACTTGAGTCTTCGGCGGTGTCTTCATGTCCACGGAAGGATCGATCTTAAGCTCAACCGGCTTCGGCTGCTTGTCCCACTCAGAGAGCAAAGTGATCTTATAACCGTCCTGGATTTTATGAACCGCGTCATAGTCCTGCGGTCCATCGGTCTTCGTCCGCCCGATCACCCATACGTGTGGCGTCGGCGCATCAATCCTCTGCGTTCCTGCCGGCAGCTTGAACTCATCGAAATTATCACGCAGATCAGGCCGCCAGCCTGGCGGGGCGATAAGAAAGTTGCCGACCGCGGTTCCGGTGGTCCTCCAGCCGGGTGCGGCGAACACATCTGTCCACATGTCGAGCATCGGGAGCAGATAAAAGCGTCCACCAGTGTTGGGAGCCGAAATCACAACTGGCTCTTTTGTCAAATCGAGCCAAGCGCTCGAATACAGCGTATCAAAGTTTGGCCGGACCACTACCTTCATGTCCGCTGGTGGAAACTCGCGAATGTTGTTGAACCGATTGGGCGGGCCGCCAATCCCACCTTCCTTGGCTTCGGCGTTGGTCAACTGCTTCCGCGTGACGTCCATCGATATCAGAGGGTAGAAATACACGTAGGCTTCCACGCCGATCGCGTGGGCCTCTTCTTCCGTGATGGCATTGGACGCATTTGCCGGGCCGGCCGGAAGCGCCGTCACTCCGATGGCCAGAAGAGCTATCGAGCCAAGCTTGGAGATCAGACTTCTGTCGTCAAGTATACCTAGTGCTCGCATTGGAGCCTCCCTGTTGGGAAAAGTATCGTGGGGGTGAATTCTAATTTATTGCTAATATACAAAAATGGGCGTAGCTGCCGTCGCGTTTGTACCCATGTGGCGAATGTATATGAAAAACTAAACCTAGGATAGGTGCACCACAATGTTGGGCAGTCCGCCACGAGTCTCGCTTCCAACACCGATCATCATCAGATCAGGGCCACCCCCCCAGCGTTCTCGCCCTGGGATTAGCCTTCAGAGAAGGCCGGACCCCATGCTCTGCGGCAATACGCCGAACCTCCTCCCGTGATATGAACGGCCCGCCACGGACATTCCCGGCAAGCCCCTCCACGGTCATCTCGAATTCCGCCGCTGTCGCCTTCCAGAACATTTCCGGCGACCAGCCGAGCATCTTCGGGTTCGTGGCGATACGGTAGAGCGACTTGAGATGATCCTTGATCAGGAGGGGCTTACGGGCTTTCCCAGGACGGCGTCTCCGGCAATCTGCGACGCGGTCCGCTCATCCCGCCGAATTGTCCCGGCAGCAATGTGAGCCGAGAGCGCCTTTTCGACCGCCTCGCGCCAGGCGAGCTGGTCGGCGGCCGAGATATTGCCGTCGTCGAGGATCTTCGCCGAAAGCGCCGATATCTGATCCTCGTCATCCGCGACAATCAGGCAGCGGACGGCGCAGGCGACCGCCTTCGGCTCGAAGCCGAGTAGGCGGCCGTAGAGCTCGTCGAGGGTGCGGGCGCCGATCGCATCGGAGAGACGAGCGAGGCCGGAGAAAGTGACGGCGATGCGGAAGTCGATCGAGCCGATGCGAACCGCCGCCTCGCCGCGCAATGGGTTTGCAGGCAACATGGAACTCTCCGCTTAGACAGCCGGCACGAAGGTAAGAGCGCCGGTCATGGCGCAACGGATGTCCGCCTGCAGCTCGTTGGTCTTGTCGCCGGAGAAGGTCATCGAGACGAGCATGTCGCCTTCGAAGGTGCCGACGCCGGGCACCGTGACCTGATACTCGGTGATGACCCGGTTGACGGCATCGGCGGTAACCGCCTTCATCGTAACGGTATCGACGAATGCGCCCTGCCCGCTGAAACGGATGGACTGGATGCCGTACATCAGCGCCAGCGTGAGCTTGCTGCCGGGATCGGTGCAGCTCGGCTTGGTGATGTCGATTTCCTCGTTGTTGATCTCGAGGGATCGCTGTTCGGTGATGCAGGCTAGGGTGAAGGCGCCTGCACCGGTCGAGCGGGCAAGCGTAAGCTGACGGCCGAGAGCCATGACAAAGTCCTCTTTGTGCTGGTGGGAGTGGTGGCGCTAC